CAACGCGCCACAGGGAGGAAGACCTTTCTCATGGACTTTGTATCACGAAGCTTTTCATGGTGTTCAAGATCTTATCAAACGAATGAATCTAGATGCAGATGTATTAAATAGTACAGAAAGCATAAAAGAGATGGTAGGTATTATTAAAAAACACGGGGGCAATTATCAGCCTGGGATGTCGAATAGTGAGATACAGGCTGAAGCTTTCGGTATATGGGCAACGAATAGAAAAATAAAACTTACAAAAGGAGGAGTTGTAAAAACAACCTTTGAGCGCATAAAGAAATTTATACAAAGCTTACGAATTAAATATGACCTTATGAGAAAGAAAAGTCTGGGTTATACGGATATTTTTGAAATAGCAGCAAAGGGCAATATTGCAAAGGCAGCGGCTATTGAAGGATTATCTGATCACCAACTTTTCTTTATGACTTCAAAACTTAATGCTTGGAGCCATCAACATGCACCTCAACTAACTATGAGAGTCTTTGAGTATCTTGAAACTAAGAAAGCCGATTACGACAACATGCTCTTCGGCAACAATAACCAATTCATTTCGGAGGGCTGCTAATGACTAGCTGTGGAGATCTATTCGAAAAAAGGCAACGCCTTCTAAAAGAAAGAGGAGATGTCGAGGCTGATTTGCAAAGAGTTAAAACACTTCAAGCATCTCAAGTACCTGATGATCCTTGGAAAGATGAAATAGGAGGTAAGTTTGGCGACGAAATCGAGAAGCTAGAACAAACCCAAGAGATAGAAGACTTGATACGGGACACTCTTGATAAGTCAAAACCAAACCCTGAAGTAAATATCCCTGGAGGACAGCCTACAAATATTGCTCAAATGATCAGGTATTACCCTGAAGAGTTTGTAAAAGATCAAGCTTTAATGTCTAAGGCATTGATGAATAGGGGGAAGGAATTAAGTCCAGAGCAATGGGAATTTATTAAAGATAACCCTGGCATGGCGGCTCAACAGATCTCAGAAATGATCACAGGGAAGATGAACGCTGAAGAAGTTCTAGGAATGATGAATAGAGATGCTATTGGTTTTAATTCTGTTGTAGAAAAAACAATGAGAATTAGAGCTATATATCAAGTTAGTCATAAGGCGTTATTAGATGTATTCGACGATCTTCAAAATTTCACAACGAATAACACTAAGGCGACGCAATTCCCTTCTGATTTACTAAGAAAAACTGTTGCAACTTATAAGATTGCTTTGATGTCTGAAAGGCAATATGACTTTGTAAGAAACAGTTGGTCAAAACAGGGTAAAGCTATGCAGGGAGCTGGCTTTAATGACCTCGAAGTTGATTTTGTTAGCGGCAAGTTAGAGGAAAATATAGATAACTCGATTGATATACCTACGGTTCAAGAAGCTAGAGATATGAAGCCAGAAGATTTTAGTGAAGATTCTCCTATTGGAAGAATTTTAGCGGCGGCAGATACTTTTAGAACTAATAGAGATGCAGGTTTAAAGCAGTTGGAGCTGGAGATTAATACGGCAAGAATTAGAGGGTTTGATCCGTTCAAGATCTACGACCCTAAAAACTACGTCGATAGGATGCACAGGCTGACAAATGTATTAGCCAAGGATTCACAGCTTTGGAATTTAAGAACTCAGGGATTAAACGCTGGATCTAATTTCATCATGGGCTTGTTTGGTCCAGCAAGGAAATTACATGAAGGGGTTGCTTATAGGCCAGCAGGAACGAGCTTGATGGATTCTTATTATGAGAATTTTCAGGCTGGTCTTAAAGGTTATGGGCAAGCAACGAAAATGCTTCGGGAGTCTGGGAAGGAAGTTTTCTTAGATGCTTGGAATAATAAATCTATGCACTATGCAGGGCAGATTGATACTTACGGAAAATATTACAAGTCAACTGAACAGCAAATACAAGAGTTAAAAATGTTGAGGGATTGGAGGCCCAAGACAAAACTATCTAAACAATTAATGGCTGCCAATCCCGTCTGGTGGAGAAGATGGGCTCATGCAACAAGTCGTCTTTGGCTATACGAAAAACTTAAGCATCCTTATTTCCTTAGACCAGGGCTAACAAATCTAACTGCTGTTGATAATTTATCTGGATTCTTCTTTCATAATTATCATCTAAGAACTGATTTAGAACTTAGAGCTAGACGTGACGGGGTTCAACTAGGTCTTGTAGATAAAGATGGAAATTTAGATCGAATGAAAATGGATGACTGGATTAACAAGCAATTTGATGAAGCAAGTTATAGCCATCAAGTCACCGAGAAAATGCGTCTTCAGTATAGAAAAGAGAATGGTTTAACTCCAGACATAGTGGATGATGTTGAGTTGGAAAATATGATTAGAGAAGAGAAGATTGGAGAAACTTATGGTGCTCCAGTTGTTGACAATGAGTTTGTAAGAGATGCAGGAAGATTCTCAGAGGACATGCGTTTCCAAACGAAGCCAGGGAAAAGAAACCCTGGAAAACCTTTGTATAATGCTATTGATAATTTGAGGAAAGAACATTGGGCGGCAGATGTAATGTTCCCTTATCTGCAAGCTCCATTTAAAGGTAATAGTTTAGATTTTACGTTGACGGGAATGGGGCCATTACTTGATTTCCTAAGAATAAGTTTTAACCGATCAGATGCGTGGACACCTAAAGAGATAGCGCGAGTAAAATCCAATGCTGCAATGGCTGGTTTTGTTTGGGCTACTTATGGGATGTTGTCAGCTACTGATCAAATTGTTGGCAATGGTCCTCCTCCAGGGCCAGAAAGACGAGAATGGTTACTTCAGTTAAAGCTTGATGGAAAAAGAGCTAACTCAATAGGCGGTGTTCCTATGGTTGGAGGTCTTCCTGTTATCTCAACTATGTTCCTCTTAAAGGATGTAGAAGATGCAATCAAACGGGGCATGGTTAGCAAGTACGACACCCAAGGAGTTTTAGATGGAATCTTTGCTGTCTTGGTTGGACATTTAACAAGACATACAGCAGTAGGCAATGTAAAACAAATATTCGATCTAGCTTATGGAGATGATTACGGGCAGAGAAGGCCAGGGAAATTTGCTGGTTATATGGCAGCAGGACAGTTAAATCCTCTCATTGGTCCTCTTAGGGAAACAGAAAGATTAATAGGTGCAAAAGCTAGTCAGGTTTATAAGTCAAGACCTTGGACAGAAGAAGAGAAAGAGTTGTTTGATGAATACAAATTTAGAGATTTTGAAGATGGATTGAGAGATAAGATTATGAATATGTATTCAATAGCTTCTGTTGCTGGAGGAAAGTTTAAAAATAGAGATTGGTTAGGCTCGAAAATTAGGTTGAGTTGGGGTGAACATTTTGGTCGTTATCTTAAATATAAATATTTCCCTGGACAACATCCTGAAGGTGAAAAAGTATATGCAGAATTAAATAGATTGAATTTGTTAAATCCTCCTGGGCCTTTATTAAATAAAACCCTTGAAGGTGTTCCTATGAGTGATGACTTGCAAGAACTATATAACGATACTTATTTCCAAAATAAAGGAAATGATGCAATGACAGTAATACTTAAAGAAGCTTCAAGAAATCCTGCATATAGGTTTGATCCAATCATCTTTAGTGTGATAAATGAAGGAGGAGGTAAGCTTTCTGGTCAAAGATTTATCAGGAAGGTTAGTGATGGTAAAGGTGGAAAAGTCTTTGAATTAGATATTCCATTATTTTTAGTGAAGCATGTAAAAAATAAGACTCCAATTGAAGCGTTTAGATCAGTAATGAATGATCCTTTTTATAAGAAATTAATGGAGCAAAAATCAACAACAGCGGATCTAAGGGTACAAGATAAAACTAAGCGTGAAATGAAAAAAGCAATTCCTTATAAAATGATGGAGACTGTTAAAGATTATTTTCATTTATTAACTGTAAATTCTTTAAATACGAGTCAAGATCCTCACGCTATTCAATGGCGAGAAATGAGAGATTCTGTATCCGCGCAGAATACAGCTAGGGACGCAGCTCAAAACGATGGGATCGTTGAAGCTTTGGAAGTGTTTCAGGGCAAATAATATGAGAGCATGGCAGAATAGGGCTACGGTCTTGTAGAACTCAACAATGGCAGATACATATCAGTCTTATTCAAATGCTGGACAGACTACGTTTTCTGTTCCATTCCCTTACCTGAATAAGCAGCACGTAAAGGTTTTTAAAGGTAGGGATATTGTTGCGGACACGCAAACGTCAACGTTATCGGATGGAACAGATTACAACTGGGCAAGTTCAGGAACACAGATCACCCTGACTTCAGCTCTGGGGTCTGGAGAAGTATTAACGGTTGAAAGGCAAACTCCTAGTTCTTCACAATTATCGCCTTGGTCTGATGGTTCAAACTTAACTGCTGAAGAATTAAATAACGCTGATTTACAAAACCTATATATCGTTCAAGAACAAAAAGATAGGAACTCTTTGGCAGCGGCTAAGTCTATAGCTGCTGAAACTGCGAGTACTAATGCTGTAAATGCAAGTACTACCGCTGTAAATACAGCGAACGCTGCTCTGCCAAAGGCAGGCGGCACAATGAGTGGCCCAATTGCGATGGGCACTAGCAAAATCACAGGCTTAGGAGATCCGACGGCGGCGCAAGATGCGGCAACGAAAAATTATATAGACACTAAAGTTTTTGGATCGACTCAGATAGATACAAATGCAATTACAAATAGCGAACTAGCACCAAATTCTGTTCAATCAGCAAATATCGTTAATGGAACTATTCTTGCTGAAGATTTAGCTACAGGAACTTTAGATGGAAGATATTACACAGAAACCGAACTTGATGCTGGTCAACTAGATAACAGGTATTACACAGAAATAGAATCTGACGCTAGATATTTCAATATTAGTTCAGGAGAGACAATTAAAGATGGTGATACTTTTCCAGACAACGACACAACAATTGCTACAACTGCTGCGATTAATGACAGGATTGTTGATCTTGTTGAAGAAGTAGGCGGCTTTGTTCCGATAGCAAATGAAACATCATTTCCTGCTGCAAATCCTGATGTAAACAATGGGACTGGAACTCTAGTTAGCGTCAAGGTTTTTGCTTCTTCTCACACTCCTTCTGGCGGGACTGTGACCATAGTTAATGGGGCAGGTGCAGGAAATAACGTAACGATTACAGGATGTGGAACGACAGTATTAAGTGCGGGTTTTGGCGCGATTCTAGAAACAACATCAACACTTCATACTTATACTTTTCATCGTCTAACTCCTAAAGCGACAGAGGTAACAACTGTTGCAGGAATATCAGCGAACGTAACAACAGTAGCCAATAATAATTCCAACATAACGACAGTTGCTACTAACAATGCAAACATCACAACAGTCGCTACAAATATTGCGAATGTTAATACTGTTGGTGGTGCAATTGCCAACGTAAATACAGTCGCAACAAATATAACTAATGTTAATAATTTCAATGACCTCTATCAGATAAGTACTTCTGCCCCTACTGCGGATGGAGGAGGCAATGCTTTGGCAGCAGGGGATATGTGGTTCGACTCATCCTCTAATAAAACTTTAAAAGTACATAATGGAACTACTTTCCAATCTGTATCACCGAGTCAATCAGTATTAAATGATATATCAATTGTTTCTGGATCTCTTACAAGATTTGAGGACTTAGGAAGCATTGTTGATGCCGTTACAACAGGATCGGGTACTGGTGCTCTCAATGTTTGTGCAACAAACATAACGAATGTAAATACTGTTGGTGGTGCAATTGCCAACGTAAACACAGTTGCATCGAATATAAGCAACATTAATGCTGTAGGAACATCAAGTGCAAATGTAAACGCAGTTGCCAGCAATATCAGTAGCGTTAATTCATTTGCCGAGACATATAGGATCGCATCTTCAGCACCAACTACTTCTTTAAATGCAGGAGATTTGTGGTTTGATGCTACTGCAAATGTATTGAAATATTATAATGGCACAAACTGGACTGTTACGGCGGCGGCGGGGTTGTCAAATGTCAGTGAGGATACCTCTCCAGAATTAGGAGGACATTTAGATTGTAATGACAAAAATTTAACAGAAGTAGGTACTATAAGTGGAAATAACCTACAAGTTGACTTCGGTACGCTTTCTTAATCATGGCTAAATTACTAAAACTAAGAAGAGGCACAACTGCACAACACGGTAGTTTTACAGGTGCAGAAGGCGAACCTACTGTAGATACTGATAAGGATACTTTGGTCATTCATGACGGGAGTACTGCAGGGGGTAGGGCACTTTTAAGAGAAGATTTATCTAATCTTCCTGCTGGACAAATAGATAATGCAGATATTAATGATGATTCAATTACTGAAGTTAAATTAGACATATCAAATACTCCCACTAACGGTCATTTTCTCCAGTATAAAGACAGTACAGATAAATTAACGTGGGCTGCTGTTAGTACGGATTTAGTAGGTGATACGACACCGCAATTAGGTGGTCATTTAGATGTAAATACTAAGAATATTGTTTTTGGTGATAGTGCAGACGGTGCTACAGATGACGTATTAACTTTTGGAGCTGGTACAGATTTAACTATTTATTCAAATGGAACACATGGTGTTTTCCAAGGAGATATAGAATTTAATGGAGCAGCTTCAGATATATTCTGGGATAACTCAGATAATCTTCTTTGGTTTAAAACAAGTAGTACAGGTGCACAGTCGGCTAAAGCATGGTTTGGTGATGGAACTAGTGCTGGAAATTTAGAAGTAAGTAAATCAAGTACGTCAGCATTAGTTCAGGCACACAATATAAATCTACAATTATCAACAGCTACTTCAGCAGATATAAATTTAATAACTGGAAAAGATATTAATTTCAGTAATTCGACAGGCGTAACTAATTGGTACATAAGGTGCTTGGAAAATTCAGGTAGTGATCAAAGTGTTGAACTTTATTATGGAAATACACCAACTAAGCGTCTTGAAACAACTGCAACAGGCGTTGCTGTTACTGGAGCTTTAACGGCTACTGATCTCACCTTGTCGGGGAATTTAGTTGTAAATGGGACAACTACTACAGTAGCTACTACAAACACAACGATTACAGATAACTTACTTGAATTAAATAGTGGCGCAGGTTCTAACGCTAATGACTCTGGAATAATTATTGAACGTGGTTCTACTGGTGATAATGCAATATTTGTTTGGGATGAAAGCGAAGATAAATTTATAGTTGGAACGACAACTGGTACAGCAGATTCAACGGGAAATATAACGATTGCAGCAGCACCAATGGTCGCTTCAGCGGTAGAAGATTCAAAAGGAAATCTTCGTTCTGTGCCACAAAATACTCAAGGTTCTTCTTATACATTAGTAGCAGCAGACGCAGGAAAACATATTCTTGCTAGTGGAACAATCACAGTCCCTAACAGTCTTTTCTCGGCTGGTGATCTCGTGACTATTATCAATAATACAGGCAGTGATTTAACAATTACAAAAACAATAACTACTATGTATTTAGGAACTGATGCTACTAGTACGAATAGAACACTATCTACTAGGGGCATCGCGACCATACTGTTTGCATCAGGAACAGTTGCCTATATCAGTGGTAGTGGACTTTCCTGATCAGTACCTACTAATTATTAAATAAGGAGGTAATTATGCCAACACAACAAATTTTGCTTGGAGGAGGAGGACCAAAATTACAGGAAGAGTTCACTACAGCAGGGAGTCATACATGGATTTGTCCTGATGGAGTGACGAAAGTTTCTGTTGTCTGTGTAGGTGGTGGTGGTGGTGGTGCGGTTCAGTCTTATACTTGTGCTGGTGGAGGAGGAGGAGGTTTAGCCTATCGAAACAATATATCTGTTACTCCTGGGACTTCTTATACAATTACTGTTGGTGCGGCTGGAACGTCAGGAAATACCCAAAATACCGCTGGCAACGCAGGTGGGAACTCAACGGCGTTTAGTTGTACGGCTACAGGCGGTGGTGGAGGTAATTTTAGAACCCCTCCCCCTTGGTATTACAGTGGTCAAGGTCTTAGTAATTATTTAGCGTATGGCGGTGCTGCTGGAAATAAATCAGGGACGAATGATGGCGGCGGTAGAGGAGGTAAAGGTGGTTATGGAACCTCGTATGGGAAAGGCGGTGGCGGCGGTGCAGGGGGGTATTCAGGCACGAGTGATACAACTAAAAAAGGTGGTAATGCAGGGTATTACGATGGAACAAATCCTTATGCTGGCGGACCTTTTTATACTCCTTGGGAAGCGGGTTCAACTGGCACTGGAGAAGGTGGTGGCGGTGGCGGTGGCGCAGGTAGAACTAATACTGGTGCAGGTGCTGGCGGTGGTGTAGGTCTTCAAGGTAAAGGACCTGATGGAGCTGGCGGTGCTACTAATATTTCACCTAACCCTCCTCCTGCCCCTTCTTCACCCGCAGGTGGCGGTGGCGTAGGCGGTGGCGGTGGAAGCGGTGGTGGCGCAGGTAAGAGTAACGTATGGGGTTATGGAGACCCAGGAAACGGTGGGCTATATGGAGGTGCTACAGGAGGAACCCGCCCTGGGTCAAGTGACCACGGTAATGCCAACTCGTCAGGAGCAGTTAGAATAATTTGGCCTGGCAATGAAAGGTATTTTCCTACAACTAGGACGGCAGACGAATGAAGTATTTTATTAAAGTTGATTCAAATAATGACTACAGCGGTCATCCAATTAAAGAATCTAATCTTAGACAAGCTTTTCCTTCTCTTGATTTCAGTAGTGGTACTCCTGCTGGTTATTTAGAATTTATACGAGTACCTGAGCCTAAATTAGGGCCTTATGAACAATTCGATGAATCAAAAGGTGTGGCAACCTCTGAGGGGTTTGCTCATAACGGGTTGGAGTATAAATTGGTTGATGGAAAATATACAGATTTTTGGAATATAATTCCTAGTTCTGATGAAGATAAAAAGATAAAGCAACAAAACGCTAAACTAGATTTTGAGTATGGTCCAAATAAAGACTTTAAATCTTGGATATGGGATGAAGAAAAGTGTTTAATGGTAGCTCCTGTCCCTTATCCTGACGTACCAGAAGGCAGTCCAAATGAATACGAATGGAATGAAAGCACTCTCTCTTGGGATAAAGCAATATGGGGAACTCCATCTCCACGACTGCATGAGTAGTTTGCATAGTCAATAAGAAGAGTTAGGCTATATCTACACGGCCGTAGAATTAATGCTGCAAAAAATCTGTAATGCTATGTCAGTAGCATCATTTGTTATGTCCTTAATGGTCGTAACAGGTGGAGGATATATATACATGAAACGAGTTGAATTTATGAACAATATGATGCTGACTCTTCAGGATCAAATGGTCGATATTATTCAACATCAAATAAAAATGCCTAACGTTACGGGGCCAGCACTACTTAAATGAAAGAATATTTTTTACCTGGACTACTAGGAATAGGGCTGATTTCTAGTAACTTAATGTCCTTAACTTTGCTGTCTAATTCAAACAAAGATGGCATCCCTGACCTCGCTCGATTACAGACGACTGAGAATAGTGCAAGTCAATTGCGATACAACCGTTCTGAGTCTGGTGATTTAGAGGTAGTAGTTACACATAATATGCATTCTCCTCGCACAACCTTGTTCTCGTCTGAGAAAACGAAATGGAATGGTAAGACTGACTATGTAAGAAAAGAATATGTCGCCCATCGACCTGGAGGAGATGCAGAGTTAGCAGCGAGCTATCTCCAATGTATAAAGAATAAAGGCAGCGCAGAATCACAAGGAGAGATAGTTGGGACTTCGTTGATTACCGCCACTCCAGCAGCTAGTACTTTGTCTGGGATACCTGTGGTGGGCTGGATTGCTAGCGCATTAGCCACCAAAAAGGCAGGTCAGTTAGGGAAGGAGATAGGTTCTGATTTCGTAGATTGTTGAAATGTTTGCTGATCACTTTATATATCACAATTTTCTTTCAGAAGATGATTGCGATCAAATTATAAATGAGTCTAGAAATTCACTAGAACAAGGACGAGTCCAGAGTAATAAGGATTCAGGGGCTGACATGCTTACTCATCGTAATTCAAAAATAAAATTTTATTATACTGAAAATAAAATAACAAATTATATAAAACAAGAAATGAGAAAGATAGCAGTAGATATATATAAATTTCCGATAGATGTAATACAACCTTTGCAATACACTTTATATGAGAAAGATATGTTTTTTAATTGGCATGTAGATTCAACTGGTTTATGGGATAAACTAGAGTGGGATAGGGATTTATCGGCAACTTTATTATTAAATCATCCTGACGAATACACAGGTGGTGAATTACAATTTAATCTCTGCGGAGAGGAGAGAACTATATACTTAAACAAAGGGTCAATTGTCGTTTTTCCTTCTTTGACTATTCACCGTGTAACAAAAGTCGAAACGGGAATAAGACATTCCTTAGTTGCTTGGGGTACTAGATATTTGTGAACTTAATTGAAAAGATAGAAGTAGAGAAAGTTGGAATACCAAAAATAAATAGTCTGCCTACTACTCCTCAGATAACAAGAGAATTAAATGTAGAAAAGCCAGGGTTTGATTTTATCTTTCCGTTCTTTGAGCCGATGAGATATAACCCTGTAAAAATGCAAACTTTTAAAAAACCTCCTACCCCTACACCCCCTGACGACGAAACAAAACCACAAAAAAACAAGAATAACAATACGGATGTAGATACAGGTTTAGTTGACACAGGAGACATAGAAATTGAATGTCCAGCGAAAGATCAACAGTATCGGTTAGGGGATATAAGAAATGCAAAAGCCAAGGAAAAGGTTATTGGATTTGAAGTTGTTGGTGACAAGTGTGTTGAGATATGGGGGCCAACCAATATTGCAGATAAGTATCTTCCTAGTTCCTCAGTCGCTGCAACAACATTTGGAATCACTGTTGTGGCTACAACTGCTGCTACATTGACACCCATATTAACCAAAGCATTAAAGCCAATATTTAAAAAATTAATAGCTAAAGTAAAAAAAATGATTGGTAAAAAACAAAAAGTATTATCTACTTTTGAACGTCAGAAGTTACAGAGAGATCGGAAGAAATAGCGTGGGTATGTTCAACATTAGGAGGCGAAACAACTTTTACATCTGCACAAATCTTTGCCATTTCTCCAACAAAAATATTTCCGAGCCTGATGTGTTTTGAGCACGTCGCTAATCTTGACATCTCATAATTCAACCTTTTTGATGCTAAAGAAGCTTCATATAATTCGACTTGTCTTTCTAATCCCTTGCGGCAAAGCTTTTGGTATCTGAAAGATAATGGAATGCTGAATGTAGCAGTTATACCGCCGTTTAAACTTGTGTTCGATTCTTGCATCCCTGTTCTTACTTGTTCTGTTCTAATTATCTTTGTAGGTTCATCTGGCTCGCCGTCTCCAATAGGATTATTATTATCATCAAACGCCCCTTCTATATCTTTCGTTGAATAGATATTTCTAGAATAATACGGCTGATAAGGCGACCCAAAGCTATTGGTATGACTAAGGAATGGCGATATATTTAACGTTGCTCCTTGGCAAACTTGATTTGCTCCTAGTTGATATTGGAACTGCCTTGAAGGAACGACCTGAACCGCCTGATTAACTACTGAGCCCGTTGATTGACTTGAAGTATTAATACTTTGTGCGAAGGATTTAACAGGTAAAGTAATAAATAAGAGAGCTAAATATAAATGTTTCATTGAAACGTACTCGTCGAATCACTAATACTTTCTATCGTTTGCTCCTCAATTATTTTTGTCATAGATTTTATCCCTGGAGTTTCTAGTGTTTCATAGTAACTAAAGGCTGCACCTTCGCTAACTATCGAGTACTGAGGCTTGGTTGAGAGATCTGGCATGACGTAAGTTGTAGCGACTCCTGATACTGTTCCTGCTGTTTTTACAAACCCTGAAGGTGCAATATTATTTGTTGATGACTTAATCCCAGAACCACCAATTGTCAGTTCGTAGCCATTCCTAAATTCAAAAACGGTCAGGTCGCGTTTTAAAATTGTCTTGGTTTCGGTGTGATTATTTAATACTCCCTGCTGAAAATTTGGCACTATCTTCTCTGCCCTAACTTGTGGGGCAAAAATAATAAATAGAAGTGCAATCTTAGTCCACTTTGATTTCATTAATTATTTGTCCAACTGCAACTGTGTTATGGCCTCCAGCGGTCAAAGTTATTGCGGTGTCTGTAATTGTTCCAGCCAATGAGCCAGCCGTTCCCCCTGCCGTGGTTACGACATCAGAAAAATTCGGCGTACTCCCTGTAGTAACTGCGCTAGTCGGAACAACATCACCTGTTACGAGCGAAGCCGAGAAAGAGAAGGCTGCACCTGGAACATCTTGAGTCGCTGCAATGGCTCCTGGGGTGTAGATTCCTGAACTTACTGTGCCAGCACTGACAGTATTAGCGGTCGTGCCATCCGTTGTATCAACCCCCGATCCCGAAATAGAAAACGAAGTACCTATGCGTTTTGCGTGAGATGCTGCGGCTCCCACAGTAAGAGAAGTTGATTTAGAAATCGTATGCTGCAAATTTGCTTGTGCTGCTGGAGCTACTAACAGCAGAAGAATTAATAGTCGTTTCATGTAAGCTTTCCTGTTTGTGGATCTATAGGTTTCTTTGTAATTGGATCTATTTTTGGCTCCATTGGCACAAGTTTTATCGGTGTCTCCACTCTAATTGTTTGATAATTTACTCCTCCTGTTGTTTTACTTTTACCTTCATCTAATTTATAAGTTCCATCGCCTTTTTTAGAAGTGGTTGAAATATTAAAACTCGCCAAAACCCCTGTAAACACTGAAGCTATGAATGTTGGATCTATTTTTTGCTGAGGTATTCCTGGGATGGAAACGTAATTTAAAGTCAAGATCGCACCCGACCACCCAAGAACTACAATTTTTATAAGTGTAGTCGTGGTGTCGTCCAAACCCTCCTTTATCTTTTGGAGAGGATTCTTCCTTTTTGGTTGGTCTGTTTTGGTTGGTGTCTGATCAGCCATAAGCTAGGTCTGCAGGGTCGTTGATGTTATTTTAAGCATGATATATCGAAATAAGCACCCCCTTATGGGGCTGGGACAAGCATGTGTTGGGCATGTTCCGAAGTTCTCCCATCAGTCCATTTGACTGTGCAGTAATAGCCTGGTCGTTCTCTTCTGTCGTGTTTAACCCTCATCTCGATAATTTCTCCAATGGCAGGGCCAATTTCTGTGTACATTCCAGAGGTTCTCTTTTTGTTTACAGAATCACCGATTACGAACCTTGAAGTTGCTGGCATGGTTAGTCGTGGTATGTAGGAATAAAAACGCCTTCGATAGACGTTGGTGGCTCCCATTCGACTGGTTTTTCAGCCGTGAAGTCATATTCGTTTTGCCTTAAAATCCTCGCGCACCTAGCTTGAGAAAGTATGTCTGGTACATCAGGATCTTTAGCCGCTGCCTTTAAATAAGCAGCTCTAACCTTCTCCCACATTTCTAATTCGCTAGTACATTCAGCAAGTAATTTCTTAGCTGCAACGGGGCCGTAGCCCTTCAGTCCAGGGAATCCATCAGTAGCATCGCCCGTTAAGATCGTTCGATAGAAAGCTTGATCAGCATCGAACTGTTGAATCTTTTCGATTTCGCCTTCAGCGTTTAAGTGAAAGCCTGGAACAGTTTTTAAATCTTTATCCCTTGAGTAGATAACATCTCCACTTTCTTGATCAGCAAGGATTCCTACAACATCATCGGCCTCAACTAGCTTCAGCGTGATGACTTCAAATGTGTCACGTAACCATTGCCGCAAGAATGAATACCCTGCTGGCTTTCTAAATTTACGTCTGTTCGATTTGTAATTGGAGTAGACACCATACCTGAAGTTACTGGAGTCGCCCAGGGCCAAGAATATCTTGTGGTCTGGGCATAGTTTTTGAGCGCGGTCGATCTCTGCGGTAACAGCATGTTTAGCTTCGTCTACGTTTGTTTGGTAAGTCCATATTTCTGGGCTCCACTCACATTCATATTGAGCAGCAGAAATAGCCCGATAAGCATCGGGTTCGATGTCATAGAACAGTTTTTTTTCCATTGTTTTTCCAATGTTTGATTAAAAGTTGTAATTGCCGAATACGCTCCTCTGCGTATTTAATTTTTTCAGAGGAGTTCATTGAAGCCTGTTGTGAACAGCTTCTTCAATGAGTTCTGCTGTAATGGCACTAAGGGTCTTGCCTTTAAATTCATCATTAGGTTTCCATTCCTGATTACATGCAGGGCATTTATCAGGTTTAGCTTGTGAAGCCCAAGCGGAAATAACTGCATA